GCATACGACACTTCCGGGAAGGTTTTTTGGAACAGGTCGCGAACCGTCTTTTTCTCGTCGGCCTCGTCGGCGGCCGGGGGCAGCGCGGGCTCGGCCGTCACAGCCGGGACGGCGGGCGCCGGTTTCGAGAAGGGTGCATCCGCATCGCGCTCGGCGAGCGCCGCCAGGCTGTAGTTCTGCTGCTGCATATAGGGCGTATCGCCGCCCTTGACCGTGCCGAGCCCAAACCATTTCTTACGCGCTTCATCCGGCGACAAGGCGCCGGCGCCGATCGCTTCCGCCGCGGCCTTGGTCTTGGTCGCCGTCACCATCCAGATCAGATCGTCAATGTTGAACTCGGTCCCGAACGGCTTGTTAAGCTCGAGCCCTTCGTCGAGCGACGTTTCGAAATTCGTCAAGAGCGACTGGATGCACTGCGAGTGATATTTCTGCAGCAGCGCCTCGAGGTCGGTGACATTCGCCGCGGCGCCGAGGTCGAGCAGCGCCGGCGGGACGTGGTAACAGGTGCAGACCTGTTGCGCGGTCCAATTCAACTGTTCAATCAGTTGCGCATCGGCCGCGTTGACCGTCATGGCTTCGTACTTCAACCCTTTGCCGACGACAGCGACGCGGCCGATATTCGCGCCTGAGAAGTTTTCCTCCCAGTACGCCTTAATGCGTTTGGCTTGCTCCTCGCCGATTTCACCGGGCGCGGTGAGGACACCGCCAGGATGCGACCCGCCGCGAAAGAACTGCTCGGACTTGGTCTGGATCGTCAGCCCCTGCTGGGCGGCGAGCCCACACGCATACAGCGGCGTCACGCCGACGAGCGGATGGAATAGCGTCACCATCGGGTCATGGATGATCTCGCGCGCGGGGACGACCAGATCCTGACCCGGCGGGTCGCCGTCGGGGAGGCCGACGAGGTCGTCGCGCTTCAGCCGGTAATAGACCGAGCCGTCGGGCGCGACGAGCGGCGTGACGCGCGACGGGTCGAGCACATAGAGCGCCGACACGACGCCGCGCTCGTCGCGTTGTTTCAAGACATACGCATTGCCGGCGGTCAGCTTCGACGTGATCCACTGCTCGACGAACTTGACGATCGTCTGGTAGCGGTTCGGTTTTCTAAGGACCGGCGAATAGGCGGGATTGCTGGTCGGGTTCCAGATGCCATCGGCGTCCTCGGAGACGAGCCGCAGCTGCAGCTTGCCGATGTCGGTCGCGATCAGCGTCACACAGCCAAAGACCGCGAAGTAGGCCAGGGCCGACTCCGCGGTGATTTCCATGTTCTCTTGCCAGGCGCCCGTATAGGGCTCGCGGACGACCGGAAACCACCCGTTACCCATCGTCCCCGCCGGCGGCGAAAGACCGGCGGGCGACGTACGGGCACGGGTGATATTCAGGCCGAAGATCCGCATCGGGCCTAGCTGGCTTTCTTGCGCGCGCTTTCGTCGGCCGCCGAGGTCGAGAGGCCCGTCGGCGCCGGCCAGTTGGCGGCGGTCAGGTACTTCACGGCGTTCGTGACGACCCGTTTCCAGTTCACGAAGCGTTCCGCCCTGAGCGCGACCATGTTGTTTTGGAACATCGACACGTAGACGGTCGTCGCATCGGCCGGCGACATCGGCGCTGAATCCATCTGCAAGGAGGCTTCGCGCGAGGCGTCGATCGTCACGCCGCCATCGTCGGCGTAGAGAATCAGCGCCGGCTGCAAGGCCGTGACATTGGTCAGGGACGCGTTCGACGTGATGAACGTCAGCCCGCGATAGCTCCCGCCGTTGAGGCCGACGCCGGGGAATTCCGGCGAGCCGTCGAGGTTTTGCCGGAACGACAGCGCCAGGGCATTCGCCGGCGACATGATGAACGTCACGCCATCGACCGCGATGTTATTGGTCGCGAAGTGATTGATGAGCCCCATGATGTCGGCGATGGGGTTCGCGGTCGCGGCGGCGGTCGGCGCGCCGTTCGTGATCGAGGCGGGATTGACGCCGGCGACGGCCGCGACGGCCGGATCGATGAACTGCTGATCCAAGAATTGCGCGATGCCCGCGACCATGTCGGCGCGGACCAGGGCCTCGGCGCGCGGATTGGAGAATCGGACCAGCTCCTCGGTGAGGACGATGATCCCGGCGACCTTTGTGACGCCGAGCGTGTCACTGGCAAACGCGAGCTTGGTCAGCGGCTTGGGTTTCGCTTCACCGACCCAGCCATACGTCCCGCCGGCGGTCTGAATCGGAATCTTGCAATTGAACGGGACATCCCGCAGACCGGGAACCTTGCCGAGAATCGTCGCCGGGCGCAAGAGTTCGATGAAGTCGCTCACCATCGTCTGATTGACGAGGGGCTGCGCCCAGGTCGCATCGGTCGTCGTGCCGGCGGCGATCGCCGCCTTGAGCGACAGAGACACCTCGGGGGTCGAGTCGTCCCAGCGTTTCGCGAATTCGGCGGCTTCGTGCTTGTTGCCCTGACAGGCCATGAGCGCGATCGCCTGACGCACAAACGCGGTCCCGAGCGGGACGTTCGGCTTGACGCTGACCTGGCTGTACGCATTGGTCCGCAGGACCGGCGCCGCCGGGGCGGGCGTCGCTTTCGTGAGCATGAGCTTTTCGTTGTCGCGCCAGCGCTGGAGATCACCGTCGAGCTTTTTCACTTGCGCGACCAATCCGTCGTGTTCGGTCGCGGCCGCGTCCTCAAGCGTCGCGCCCGTCTCAGCGCCGGTTTCGAGGATCTCCGTCATCCGCGCGGCCAATGCGGCGCGCTTGTTTTCCAAATTCTGAATGTGTTCGCTGCTGGTCTGCTGGGCCATGTGTGGCCTCGGTTTCGTCACAAGGCCCGAGACGCCGGGCGAGCTATGGCCTGACGCGGCCAGGTAGGGCGCATCGAACGACTTGATCGAGGTGATCGTCGTTTCGACATTCGCCGGGACAGTGACCAGCGACAATTCGCAGATCTCCGTCTTGAGTAAATGTATTCCGCCCGAGGCGAGCTGCTTGACGCCGTCGGCCAGCGGGCGGAACCCGATCGACACGCCGGTAATCAGCCCGGCTTTAATCAGATGCCACGCCTCGTTGACGCGCTCGCGGACCAGGCCGGGCTCGGCGATGTCGGGCAGCTGCGCTTCGAAGTAGATCCCGTCGCGCTTCGAGGTCAGCGTGACGCGCCCGACGGGGCGCTCGCGGTCATGGTGTAACAGGAGGGGAAGCGGATTCGAAAACGTCGCGCCGAGGGGTTCGAGGATGTCGCCGCGGCGGTCGGGCGTCGGGGTCGAGGCTTTGCCGGTAATGATGCGCCGATCCCCGTTTTCGAGCGCCTTAATTGACAGGAGCGCGTACGTGTGATCGAGCACGGCGCCGAGTGTAGCGACCGCCGGGCTTACCTACTTAATTCTGTTAACGAATTCCAGGCGGGCGCCGTTTCGCGGCCGGTGCGCTTAGTTGATCGCGGATGTATTCCGAAACACTCATCCGCGCGTCACGGGCGCGCGCATAGAGTTCGTCGTATTTTTTGGCCGGGACGCGAAAGCCCATCGTAATCGACGGCTCGCGGCGGTCAAGCGGCGGGCGGCCGGGGCGACGGATCATGTCGGGCCTCCGAAAATATACATTTCGATTTCCGGTTCGGGCGGCGCCTGATCCCGATGCATCGCATCGAGGGCCATCACCAGGGCATACACACCGTCAATCCGCTCGGTTGACTTCGCTTTGGACGGCTGAATATTACCAGCATTATCGGTATCGACCGAGGCGTTTTGGATGTTCCAGCGGAGGATCGGATGGCCGTCATGCCGGATCGTGCGTTCGAGAATCGCTTTCTCGAGCGCCTTACTGGGCGCCGACAGTGTCGCTTTCCCCTGGCGCATCTTGACGCACGTAAACCCGTCGACCTTCTCGAGCCGGGAGACGAGATCGGTCGCGTTCCACGGATCGAACGCGACCATCCGCACCTGATACCGATCCTGCCAGTCGACCAGCTCGGCGCGGACCCGCTCATAGTCAACCGTCTTGCCGGGCGTCGCGGTGATGAACCCGCGCCGCGCCCATTCGTCATACGGGACGCGATCGCGCGCGCTCCTGGCGGCAATGCTGTCGGCCGGGCAGAAGAAGTGCGCGAGGACGGAACAGCCTGGCCCCTCGTCGTCGGGAAACACGGCGACCGCGGCGGTCAGGTCCGTCGTCGTCGAGAGGTCCAGCCCGACATAGCAGCGGCGGCCGGCAAGCGTTGCCGGATCGATCGGCGCCAGACAGGCGTCCCAGGCATCGAGCGCAATCCAGCGGGAATCCTGCTCGGTCCACTGGTTCAGATACAACCGACGAAACACGTTTTCTTGCGCCGGGATTTCCTTGGCGCGTTGACAGGCCGCGCGTAACTCTTCGAGCGAGCGGAAATCGCCGAGCGCGGGATTCGCTTTGCGCCAGACCTTCTCGTCCTGCCAGTCGGCATCGATCGCCGCTTCCCAGATCACCGCCAGGAAGGTCGGATCGATGTCGGGCGAGGCGATGACGTTTTTGCCGTGCTGATACAACTCCCAGAGAATCGAATGGCGGTCATAGCCGGCCGTCGAGATCGCAATCACCAACGGTTCGGCGCGGGCGCCGGTCGACGACGCGAGGACATCCCAGAGATCGCGCGACTGGGCGGCGTGGAGTTCGTCATAGATGACGCGCGAGGCGTTGAAGCCGTGCTTCGAATACGCCTCGGCACTGATGGCGCGATAGAAACTCCCGCTCTTACGGTGCACGATGCGCTTTTGCGAGT